ACCCGCGAACGTTCCAACGATTCCTTTAATACCCTCCCACACGGAAGAAACGATCTGCTTAATGCCTTCCCACACTCGAGACCAGTCCCCGGTTAGTATGCCACAGAAGACATTCAGCAACCCTTCGATAACTCCGAAGACTGTCGAGAAGATATTCTTGATGACTTCCCAAGCGGTAGTGAATACCAGTTTCAACTGTTCCAGTAATCCATTGACCACCGCCATGATTGTTGGTCCCCATGCATCCCAGAAGGCCTTGATCTTATCGAGCACAGTCTTGATGATCAACCAGACCGCTTCGAAGCACATGGAGAAGATATTTCTCAACTGTTCCGAGTGCTCCATGAAGAAGTCCTTGATGCCCGTGAAGATTGTGGTGACCGTAGAACTGATCGTATCCCAGATCGGTTTGATAATGGACCAAATGGTATTCCAAGCACCTACAAGGTACGTCGTAATTTCTGCCCCGTAGGTAGCAAAGAAATCAGTCATTCCTCCGAACACGGTGTTGAACGCTAATTGTATTGCGGCCCAGATAGCATCGACTACTGCCCAAGCAGCTTCCCAGGTCCCTTTGAATGTCTCACCAATGCCGGCTTGATTTGCAACCCACCAAGTTTCGAAGGCCGTGTAAACTCCAACAATGAAGTCCGTGATCCCTTGAACGAAACCCGTTACGGTTGTTTCAATGGTAGCCCATACCTCAGTGATTCTGCCTTTGATTTCCTCTCCGTGTTCTGCAAAGAACTGGTTCCAACTGTCCAAGACCGTTACAAGCACAGTAGTGAACAAGGACCAAGCGGCAGCGAAGACTTCCATGACGCCATTGATGATTGACCCGGCTATTCCAATTAGGGCCGAAAGCCCCTCTCCAATATATGTTGCCCAAAGTTCTCCAATGCTTAAAAACGCAGTTCCCAACGGAGTAATCAGCTTTTTCGCATCTTCAACGATCCCCGGCCATACCTTTGCAGCTGTTGCACGTATGCTCGCCCAAGTTGTGTTGAACTTCGTTGCAACGTTGCCGGCTTCCTTCTTGACGGTAGCAATGAAACTGTTGAACGGTCCAGTCAGCTTCCAAGCGTTCAAGAAGTCCAACGCCTGCTGTTTCAAGTCGGCCATCTTCGAAGACATGTCATCGAGGGCGGCGGTATCTTGTTCCGAAGTTGCAGTTACTTCCGAAGTTGTTCCTGCGCCTCCACCGCCAGATCCGCCACCAGCACTCGCATCCGAAGAGAGCTTGTTCAGTTCATCGAAAGACGCAAGGGACTTGTTAGCTTTCTTGCCTGCGGCCGTAGCAGCGTCACCGACACTACCAACTGCATCTGCGGCTTCTGTTGCATCTGCTGCAACGCCCGCAACCGAACCAGTAGCGGAAGCCTTCTTACCAGACACGAGAGATACGAATGCTGCGAACGAAGCTGCAACCTTGTTGACGACTTGCAAGAATTTGTTCAACGCTTGCAGTGCCGGAGTGAGTGCAACTATTAGTACCTGTCCAACGGACGCTTTGAAGCTTTCCCATTGGAGTTTCAGTACTCGGACTTGGTTCGCCCAACTTCCGGATGTACGTGCGAAGTCTCCTTGTGCATCGGCTGTTGTGGATAGAATGTAGTTGTACCGCAGCAAGGCTTTGCTTTGCTCGGACATTGCAGCGTAACTCTGCGTCAGTCCTTGCGTTAAAGCGTACTGCTCCAGGTTCGCCTGAGACAAGTTAATGCCGAGCTGTTTGAGTGGTTCGGTCTCACCAGAGATACCTGAACGAATCTTGTCGAACGCAGTTTCCGCATCGAGGTTGTAGAACGACGCCATGTCTCCTGCGAGACCAACAAGTTCAGTTGACATACCAGTAGCGGCCGTAGTAGTGAATCCCATGCTCTTCAGCATCGCACCCATCGTACCATTAAACTTCTTGGCCTGCAAAACAGAAAGGCCAAAGGATGTAGCCGCGGTGCTAGCGAACTCATTGATGACACTTGCACTCTTTCCGAAGGTAACGTCTACCACGTTCTGAACTTCGTCCAAGTCCGAAGCAACACCAACACAGGCGGCACCAAACTGTACGACCGCTTTAACTGCGAATGCGCCAGCAATGATACCGCCCAATTTTCCAAAGGCACTAGAAGCCATTCCACCCGCGGTCGAGGAGATTGAACCTAGCTGGCTCTTAAACCCAGCGGTGTTAACACCAAGGTCAAGGTTTATTTTGCCTACGCTCGAACTGCTCATTCATCTCACCTCCTCATTTTGGTTTACTGAACATCCTTTCCAGTGCTTGTGTAAGTGCTGTAAATTCCTTATCAAGCGTTTCTGGATTAGCGAGCTTCTTCTGTGCGAGATGAAGCTGCCAGTCACGATGAATTTTACGCTGGTCAGGAGTGAACGCTTTAATTGTCTTCGGGTCTTTTTCACAGCGGATAGTTACAACTTGTCCGAGAGGGGTATCAGCCATCAAGCCACTCAGCAAGGTACAAAACTCCGGCCAAGGCATGTCAGCCTGACTACGAATTCGTATACCGTACTGTGTTGCAAAACTGGCTTCAATCAACCCCCAATCTTCACGAAGGTCGTATCCACTATCCTTGCTGCTGCTCGACTTTTTGAAATCGCGCTTCCGCTTCTGCGTACTCCAAATCCTGCATCGAAGCGAGAATTGCGATCGTGAGCACCTTGAAGTTTTCAAGGCTCATTGTCATTACGCCGATCTCTGCTACGGCCTCAACGCCCAACGCAAGTTCGACGGCCTTTAGCATGTTCTCGGTTGTACTGTCAGCAAGCAGTTCCTCGAATTCCAGAACCACATTCATGCCAACGCTAACTTCGTATTCCTTATCGCCAATAACGATCTTGGGCTTGTCAAGACTCAGCTTGTCCGAGATGTTAATTATTTTCGCCATTTGATTCCCCTCCAAATTATTGTGAGGAGGTACCTCACTCTACGCAAGGTACCTCTCCACGAATGTGTTAAACGATTACGACGTCTGCTACGCCACCCTTGACTGCAAGGTTCGTTGCTGTGACAACTTCCACGAGAGCGATGAAGTTCCCTGTGGACGTAAGAATGTCTTCTGCCAAGGTGTACGCGGTCCAACCTTTGCCAACAATGCTTTCTCCACCCGCAGGAAGTGCTCCGTTGATCTTGTAGAAGTAGCTGTTGAGGCCACCAAGTACAGGAGACACGGAAGCGATCTGAGTTGCACCGACTTCAGTGCCATCGGAACACACGAATGTGAGTTCGGCCAGAGCACTTGCGGAAGGTGTGAACACCGGAAGGCCATCGGAGAGAAGATCGAACTCGAGTGTGTCGACGTTCGTACTGTCTCCACCTGCCGGAGTTTGAAGATCTATGATGCAGTTCATTGTGAGTACCGCACCACTTGGAAGTGTCCATTCGAACACTGTTTCTACGTCCTGACCCGTGCCAAGCAACAGTCCAGCGATGTAGTCATTGCCCGGATCACCGTAGTTACGTTTGCCGCTGAAGCTGAAGGTTAGTCCCTTACCGGTGACCATTCTCCTGATCCAGCCAGCCTGATCCATAGGCGTCCATTCCTCGGTGTTACCATCAATGCTCGGACTGAACGTCTCGAGATCTTTGATGATTACCAGAGTGCCAGAACCACCCGCACGACCGGCAGTGTTAACTTTGAAGATGTTATTGTGTACCGGAAAAACACCTGTAGTTCCCATGTGCGAATCCCTACCTTTCTGAAATAATGTTTAAGCGAATCACCATCTCCGCGATATTGTTTGCGTCCCGATCTACATCGATCGGACCGTCATCCAACATTTGCAAAGACACGATCCTACGTGTGCCGATTAAGAAATCGGACTTTCCTACCAACGCATCGTACACTGCAATTGCTTGAGTTTCACATGCGTCAGCGTCTTCGGTCCAATGCACCAGAAGAGAGATTTGCTTCACTGTGTAAGAAGAGTTTGCAATACCTCCGAGAGCCATTGTTGGCCCACCGTTTCCTCTTGCGTACACTCCAATGCATTGGGGTTTGGTCTTGTCGATCGAACCATTGTAAATTGAAACTCCCGTAAACAGAGTTCGCAGATAGCCAGCGAACTCACTCGTCTTCATCATCGTACGAACCCCCCTGAGAGCAGTTTGTAGAACTTCTTGAACAGCTTCTTGGGCTTGTCCTTCTTGTCACCAGCGATCCATGGCTCCCACCATTCACCTCTTGCGTTAGCGTTCTTGTCTGTCCGGAAGTTGTATTCCGGATGAAAGTACACCCGATTTGCGTAAGGTGTGTCATGAACGATCTCAACCGTTCCAACTTTGGCTTTCGATCCATCGACGTATGACCGCATGTTCTGCAAGTTACCTGTGTCACGCGGCATTACCTGGTCTTGCTTTTCTTCTGCGAGCATGTGATTGGCTGTCTGAACTGCTGCAAGTGAAAGTGCCGCAGACAAGGTCTTTAACGCTCGCTGGTTCATCTTCACTGTTGCCTTCATCACATCAACTCCAGTTTCGTATAACCCACTTCGCCATTTGGCCAACGCGGACGATGACCAACGCGAATCTTCCTAGGGTGAGTTAAGTCACCGAACAGAGTAACCGATCCTTCAAGCACGCGTGCCTCGGGACATACATCCTCTGGTATGATTGCAAAACTTTGGAGGGTTTTTACAGGTCCATCACTCGTAAAGGTCGTTTGCTCTTTCGCACTGAGATAGCACGTTCCAGTCCAAGTACCCAGAGTTGCAGGTGCTCCGTTATCTCCCATGCCGGACGTGATCGTTACAACGATAGGAGTGACACACATGTTCGTTGGAAACGGTTTACTACTGCTCAATGACTTTCACCTCCTACAATGCGCGCATGCGCAAGACTACGTTCGTGTTGGATGCATCCACACCCGTGATGTAAGGTTTCAAAAGCAAGTACGTATCCGGCTCAGTCACTGAAGCATTGCCGGCCTTGGTGTACGAATAGTTCTCCAACGTCTCGCTCTTGAATCCCGCGGTCTCTTTGCTGATTTCCTGCAACGCGTAATGTTCGGCCCAGAGCGTTGCAGCAAGCTTCACCGAATCAGGAATTGTCGGATACACGGGCAAGCCAGTGATCGGTCCGTAGCA